AGCATCTGACAGCACTCTAGAGGCATCTTGACGATGTGCTTATCAGGAAGAACCTGTGCCGACTTGACTGGACTTTCATCCGTCACAAAAATATTCATGTTAGAAGTTTGCTAAAACTGATTGCCAGTAGGAACATAAGCATTATAACCACATCCCAAGATTTTGTCCTTATAAAGTAAGGAACTGAAATCATATCAGCAACAAAGTGAAGCATCACTCCAAGAGTTATATTGATATGAAGAACAACAAAATATGCAGTAATCACTAGAATACTACCAGTTATTCTCATTGGGACATCAACTTTGGTCATTTCAAAGGTCGAGTAAAGATTTCAGATACAATGTCTGTTGCACCCATTGCCTCATACATATAAGTCGCACCGGATCGTGGATTTGTATGGTCTCCACATGTAAAAACATCACATACTGCCATACCATTCTCCGGCCATGTATGAATACTAATGTGAGACTCGGCAAGAAGTGCTATGGCAGTTACACCATGAGGATCAAACTTATGTGATGAAATATTCAGCAATGTGCTTTCGGCAAGGTTTGATGCATTTGCCAGCACATTGCGAATGTGTGCTTCATCATCTAATAATCCATATGGACACCCCTTAAGGGTGAAGAGAATATGTCTCATCCGAATGTTGAATCAGGTTCCAGAGCAATATAATACTTGAGATTGTGTTGTGTGTTTGTGAACTGTGACAGAAGTTTAGAGGAGACTACTACCTCATAGGCACCAGGAATAATCTTGATGTTTTCTACCTTAAAGTTAAATTCAAACTCATCACTGGTCTCACCAACAACAATGGCATATTCGTTAGAAGTATCATTCTTCTTATCACGAACCACCAGTTTGATAACACCATTCTCACCAATCGCAGACATATCAGGCAGTTGATATACTGCTGCTGCTTTGGTCAATTTTTCAAGTGTTACACTATCCAACTGGAAACATACATCTTGAGATGGCAATGTAATCTCCTTCTCCGGAGGAGCAATAATTACATTTGGATCGGCAAAGAAATACTTCACGCGACGTTTGCCTTCTTTGATACTCAAGTAACTGTCTTGATTGAAATCAAGGTCAGGATCCTGATGAAGACTCAAACCGTTCAAGAATTGATTGAGATCATAAATTGCAAAGTCCCGTGGGAAATCTTCTTTGATTTCTGCTTCGGCAAGAATGTTCTTTGCCACAGAGATAGTGCGAAGTTTGTTGCCTTGCTTTACAAGAATAGAGTTATTGATACCCGCAAAGTTCTTGAGGATAGCAAGTGCATTGTCAGACAGTTTCATTGTGTATTCTTTGAGTTTCATTATTATTGAGGGTAGATTTCACGATTTGCATTCTTATCATTGAAATGCATTAGAAGAACAGCATAGTGGAGAATCTTAATTATATCACGACGTGCCGTGCCTTTCTTATCATATCGTGATGCATACTTAAGAATATTAGATCTACAGAATGCTTCACCATCACCACAAGCTTCAATCAAATCCAGTGTTTGAATTTTATCATCACCAGCAGAGTAATGTTGTCTGTAAGTTCCTCTAATATATTCAAGAAGTTCTTTTACAATTTCCTCTTCATTATATTTAAAAGGAGTTGCTGATGAACTAGTAATATCAATATTACCACTTGATATATTTAAATTAATGTGGTCTTGACCTTCGGCACCTCGAAGGTGAGTACCTATGTTCAAAGTGTTGTCATCCATTTTTAAAATTTCATCGTATAGCATGGACCAAGAGTTAGTCATAACTTATTATATCAAATATTTGCTCCACCGTCAATCACATAAATGCGATCACTTTCTACAGGCATCACAAAGTCGGCATCCACTTTGTCATAGAGTTCCAAGAATGATTGTTTGGTCTCATCATCAAAACGACTTACACAAACTTGAATTGATTTTGCTTTATCTTTGAAGATGCTGAAAGCACGGATGATATGAACCAAACGACGGGTGCTGATAATTTCATCAATACCTCCATCATAGAAAGTTTTGCGAATAATGTCTGCCCAGTCAACAAGACGTTTGCAGAAGTCACGATCTTCCACTCCAAGATCCAAAGCAATACCCTCAAGGATTTTCTGTTCAGTCGCAGGAGTAGGATACGTCTGCTCAAACGTTACTGGGAAACGTTCCAAGAATGCTTCGTTGAGAACATTAGTGCCGATAAAACGACCATCATCAGAACCTTTACCTTTTGTGTTCGCAGTGGCAAATACATTGAAACCTTTTGTTGGTTTTACATACTTACCAATTTTTTTCAAGAACACACCTTTACCTTCAAGGATGGACTGGAGACAGAGGATTTTGTTAGAAGCAAGGTCAACTTCATCGAGTAACAGGATTGCTCCTCTCTGGAGTGCTTCAGTGACAGGTCCGTTATGCCAAACAGTTGCCCCATCGACAAGACGGAAACCACCAATAAGATCGTCTTCATCAGTCTCAATAGTAATGTTTACACGAATCAGTTCACGTCCAAGTTGAGCACAAGCTTGCTCTACAGACAACGTTTTACCATTACCCGAAAGACCCGTAATAAACGTTGGATAAAAAAGATTGGACTGAATAATTTTTTTAAGATCACCAAAGTTACCAAACTTGACGAAAGTATCATCTTTATCAGGAATCAAATTTTGCTCAATAGTAGGCATGGCAGGAGGTGCCTGATAAGTTTTCTCAAGTTTTTCCTGAATGGTCAGGTTCCACTTACCACGACCAACTTTATAATCAGCAATTTTATTTGTAACTGTCTGATAGTTGGATCCATTCATCGCACACCAAGCACGAATATCAGCACCCGTCACAGACTCTCCATAAAGTTCCCGTAAAGAAGTGCGGATATAATCAGCAGAAAGAGACATGATCTTGTTTTCTTTGTTTCAACTGAAGTTATTATACAAGAAAAAAGGGGTCTTGACGACCCCCAGTGGACAGTTTAAGAATTGGTCAGATGCTCTTTCAACTCTTTAACCATCTTTCTGCGAGAGTGTCTTTTATCCAACTCAATACCAAGAGTTCTACCATATTCTTCAAGTTCATCCTTACTCATTTCATCGATAGAAACATCACTCTCATACGATAAAGTTTCGACAGATTCTTCCACAACTTCTTCTGCAACAATGGGATCAGGAGCAATTGCTTCTGCCGGTTCTGAAGGAACTGCAACTGGAGTAGGTTGTGCAGGTGCTGCTGGCACATTTCCAATCATTTTTGAAAACATTGACATTCTTAATACCTAATATTATTTAAAAATATTTATCAAGCAATAAGTCCAACAAACTCATTTAAGATTTTCTTATTCATTTTTTTACCCTTCAAACTCTTCATGAAAGATTTTTTGATTTGAGTTTTAGAAGCATCTTCTGATACATCAAATTCAGATTCACTTGCAAGAGTTGTTGCTGAAAGTGCAATATAAGAATGATATCCAGAATTTTTGATAGCAAATGATCTTTGTTTTTTCCACTGGTTTTGAATCTTAGTTCTCAATTCATGTTCTTTATAAGTGTAACGACTAATAAAACGATTAGAATCACGAGACTCAAGAACACGAATACCAATAAAATTAGTATCAATAAAATTGTCTCTCAAATTTTGAATCAAAATATCAGTGTAGTCATCCCAAATAGAATCCAAAGAATAAGTGTTTCCTGTTTTACGATCACGAAGATAACAATTATCACCAATTCTTCCAAGTCCAATAAAAGGTTCAAACTCCCATGAACGTTGAATCTCACGATGATAAGTAAGTCCATAACCCTCACCATCACTCAATACGACACACTGAACTTTTTGGACTTTAGTATTTTTCTTGAACTGTGGAATGATTTGATGAAGTGCAATCATCGTTTCATTCAAGGGAGTTCCGGACAATCCCATTCCAACAGGCATAGGATATCTTCCACCGAAAGTAATATATTGTGCAAGACGGAACATATTTTTCAGTTGTTTTTCTAAAGTTTTAGAATTGACTTTATGAGACAAAATATTCATCAAAGAAAACTGTTCTCCAACCTGCATCAAACCATCTTTTTTCTCATATGGTCTTTTGCGACAAAGTTGTTCTCCATCATCACTTACTAATGGATACTCATTCGTAAATGCATACACCTCAAATGGAATAGAAACTTTCTTACAGAACCATACAAGATTGAATAATTGTTTCATAGTATCCATCATTACATGGGTCATAGAACCAGACCAATCAAGAATAAAAATCAATCCATGGTCTTTACCATCGGCAAGTGTGGTTACTTTCTTGAACAAGTCTTCGTTGTATTTGTAGGTGTGGAGTTTAGAGCAGTCCAAAACTCCAGTGCGACTAGTAGTAGCACGAGCATAGCTATTAGCAGATTTTCTACATTCGAATTCTTTGACAAGATAATTTACCTCTTTCTGTGCTGATTTTTTAAATTTCATAAACTCACCATCAACATAATCAAACAGATAAGGATCGTGAGGATTGTCCCAGAGTTCATCACATCTCTCATGAATCTCTTTATTTGGAACAATAATATCATCAAGATCGACTTGAGGAAGTTCTACATAAACATTCTCAATTCCATCCATGGATGCAAGTTTTTTGATTGCATCCTGTAATGAATCCATCGTATCGACTTTAGGTTCAGGATTAGTTTCTCCACCCTGACGAACATGCTCGGTGTCTTGCTCGGCAACATGCTCGGTGTCTTGCTCGGTATCGGTACTATCTTCAGATTCTCCAGGTTGCTGTTGTTGCTCCATAGAGTTATCAGACTGCTCTTCAGATGAACCAGAACTTTGCGATTCTAATGAATCCATATCAGTCTTGGTTTCTGTATTCATCTGCTGCTCACAATACTTATAGAGTGCCTGTGCCGCAATCAGAACATCATCAAAATCCTCACAACCCTCAATCATACGAACGATAGGCATCTCTACATATTCACCAAAAGGAATATCAACAAAGTTTCCAATCTTAAAATGAAGATTTACACGGTCGGCAAGATTCATCTTACTTACATCTTCACACTCAACACCAAAGAAGTCCTCATCGGCAAGAACATTATATCCTTTATAGAAGGTCTTGGAGATACCAGCATAACGACGCTTCATCATTTTCTCAATGCGAACATCCTCCACCACATTCACAAACTGTGGAGGTATCTTATATTCTTTTATCCAATCACGATCTGGTGTATAAAGTGCATGTCCCACTTCATGTGCCACCAACATATCATATATCTCATCACCTGCCTTATCCCAGTTCGGCAGTGTCAGCACACGAGTATGAACATTGAAACATGCGGTCTCAACATTCTTGTTCTCTACCACAAGGTCTTCGGTGGCAAGAAGTTTGGCAAGTTGAGATTTGATTTCGTGCCTGACGGTCATTGGTTTGATTCGTATGAACGTATTATACAAAAGAACCCTGCTTTTTGGGCAGGGTCATGTGACAGTTCTTGAAGTGTCTCAGTGCCTCCTTTCGGGAACGCATTGCCTGAGGTTTCAGTTTTCGTTTCTGTTCTTT